ATCATACTTGACCCCATCATCAGTTATAGGAAGATCATTTCTTCCAATAACACACAAAGGATCACCATATCCCAGAGTATAATCATTTATTGTACCATTCCCTGCATCAGTTTGAAAAGGAGCCATGGTTTCTCGTTGACCACAATCGTCCTCTAAACTACGGACCTCATGTTCTCCTAACCAGAACTCCCGATTGTGAAAATGCTTCTCTAGTTCATCAACCCTATAAGCAAGAGAATCCTCTACTCCCAAAAGACCTAAGGTAGCAACACCATCAATCATCTCTGTATAACCCTCAATGGTATCTACATCAGTCCCAATTTCTACAACTTCATCATATATCTCTTCATCTTTATTTAGGGTTGTCATCTTATCTCACCTTCCGTAAAGGTTCAATGCATTCGATTCTACCTGTACATACCCCCGAAGTATAATCTCCTGTTGCAAATCCGAAACGATATCGAACATTTTCTGCACCGGGTTCAATACCATAAGTTTCAATGTTTGCAGTATGAGTATCAACATCTCTCCAAGAAGTACCGCCATCAAAGCTTCTTTGTAATGTTACAGTACCTACCCAAGTGCCTGCTAATGAGTAGTTAAAATAACCCCTGATGTTGTCCAATACTCCCTTTGAGAATACCCCTGACCCTGCCACTTTTTCTTCGACTAATTTACCCATTATTTTTCCTCTTTTTTCTTATCGGGTTTAGTTTCTTCTGTTGCAGCTTTCTTTTTACCGGGTTCTGCTTCGGCCTTTTCTTGTTTTGCTTCGGCGTCTACTGTATAAACAAGTGTGGGATACATTCGTTTTTCGGTTTCTTTTCTTAATCTTTCTTTTCCATAAGATTCGATTCCCATCTTTCCTGCTATAGTCTTACCAGAGACACCAAGAGTTTCAGAGACAGGTCCATGCTTTGTTCCCATCCAACCCTTAGCTCTTGCCTCATAATCTGTAACCTCTGAATCAGGATAGGAAATATCAATAAGATGTTCAGGCCTTTTCTTCTTTGTTTTAAAAATAGGTTTGTGTTCATACTTCATTTCCATCAAACCCGTTTCATCATTCTTTTCATACTTCTCTTTATTAGTAAATCCTACACATTCCTCCATGGGAATCTTATCAGGCAAATCACTGAGCTTTGTATAAAAGAAAAGGATTGAACTCCAGAAGTCAAATTTCTGCCATCTATCGAACCAAGCAATCTCATCCGACGTTCTATCACTCATAGGCCCTCTTGAAGCCTTCACAGAAGCAAAAGTGCCTGATGAAGTACCACTACTGACATCTGCTGGCTCGTTCAGCCCGCTTGTCACCATTTCCTTAATATCGTTGTCTTCATCAGTGATAGAAGCTAACTGAGGATTTACAATTTTTACTTCCATTCCAGGGGGCAAAACAAGCGTTCCTCCGGGCGTTTTTTTCTGCATAACACCCGTTTTTAGTCGGTCTTCATCACTTAATGACAACCAAATCTTAAAAGACTTCGCATCCACGATGGTAAACACCCATAAATAGGCACCAGATGACTTTTTATGGTCTATTTCGTACTTTTTAAGATTTTCGTAGTGGTTTAGCCACTCTAACGTAGTTCTCAAGTAAGAAATGGCTCTTTTTGTTACTAGTCCACGGTTCCAACTTACAATAAAGCGAGTGTACCCAGCAAAGGGTTTATAAACATGTTTTCTGCTTCTGGAACCTTGCTGTAATGCTCTATCATACATATTAGATGGATCTTTCTTTGCTATAGACACTAATTCCGGATATCTGGCAATATAGATACTCGGAATCTGTACTGTAGTATTCATAAGACCCGTTGTATTCTGAGAGATATTATAAAAGAGAGGCATTACAGTTTTGAAGGGGTGAAAGAGGATTCCGGTTCCATCAGTACCTCCAGTATTAATAGAAGAAGGATCTATGAAGTCAATTTCTACAAATACACTCGGAGGAGGGTGTACAGTCAAAGAAAGATAGAGTTCACCTTCCACATGACTTCTGCCTACATATTTGGGCATAAGATCATAAAGTCTGTTTCTGTGGTCATACGAAACATCATCTATAATATCCTGGATCATTTCATTTTCGGAGGTTACTTCATATCCCCATCCTGTCAGTCTGCCTTGTATACCACGAACGGCTGTATTAATCTGAGGACTTCTCTGGAATTTATCCCAGCAATGAGATTGAAGAACTTGGCGGGTAATAGATGGATCATCTTTATCATCTGGGAAAACATCGAATCCATCTGAATCTTGCTTTGTTTCGCTTGAAGAACTATTCTGCCAGGGCATTGCAAACTGCAATCTTTCCATGACCTCATTTGGCATTTCCTGTATGAATTGTTCAACGTTTACAGTATCTTCCATGGTTTTTATCTCTATCGAATCAGTTAATGAACGGTCATTATTTATAGGATACACTACATATTGAGATCATGTCAAGTTTTTTTCGTATATATAGTGCTTTTAATAATTAGCCACAAGACGATCACTGCTTGGAGTAAACGTTCCAAAATTAACAACTCCCTGTCTTGCCCTAAAATCATCCACACCTAAATTCCTTCCTCCGTAGATGCACCATGCTTTTGAAAACATACAGTCATCCTGTACACCATTCTTTTGTCCCTTCTCTACACTACCAAACCATTTCTTAGTATCATCATGATTAAATGCTGGCATCTCCTCTCGGAGGATATCTTCTTGTTTACTGCCAGGAACAGCAAGAGTTGGACATTTATATCTACCTTCCCGAACAGTGAGTAACAATTCCTTAAACGCTTCTTTCTGTCTGTCATATGTGGGGAAGATGGGTTCAAAAATAATATCCCTCTTCTCACACCATTTAGCCACATCCCATGCACCAAAACGTTCAGTACAAAATGTGTCCAATCCATCAAACTCTGTATGAGCTACGTCTAAAACCTTCTTGACAGTATCAAGACTGTCATCCTTTATGTTTTCTATATGCAGAGCGAAGTGAATGTACTTTGGTGCAGCTATTGAGTCCGTGAACTGAAAGGGCGTGGATCGTGATCCGGGTAAACCTTTGGCAGTAAGGGATAGGATGGATCGAGCGGACGAACGAACAGCATAAGGATCACTAAAGTCAACACCTACCAGTATACTCCAGTCAGTATCAAACATCTCCGTGAGTCTCATAAGATCATCCATAGTCGCCATTCTCACATTCCCGTATTCATCTTTTAATTGATACAAAGTATCCACAGGAACTAACCTACTATAAATCTCCTCTATCTTTAATTGAGTTTCTTCCACTCCATCACCAAATCCCTTAGCATCAACATCAGCCTGTATCTCCATCATATGATTCTTTCGTTCAAGCTCTGGACGCATCTTATCAGTATTAAACAATCCACTATCAATACCAATAAACTTTGTCTCCTCGACCATCTCATCACTAAAGACTTGCTTTGCTCCTGCTGACCAGAGATTCTGAAAATACTTCTCAAACTCACCAAAAGGAAAGTTGACCTCATAATCGTTTAACTGCTTGTCATCCATATTAGGATTCCAATAATCATCTGAATGAGCAGTTTTAGAACTCCTATATGAAAAATACAATAATTCGGTTTTCTTCCTCATAAAATTGTCATAGAGCTTGTACAAGATATGGAGTTTATCTGAAACAGTACTATCAATAACTCCTAAAGCATTTGGAATATTACGAATAGAACCATGCAATTGGGTATAAAACTTCGGATTCTTCATATCAAAGATTTCAGAGAAAGTGTATCCAGTGATATTAGACACAATCCCAGAGAAAGATGAAATTGATCTTAGGAGACTTTGGATGTCACCCTTAGTATCCTTAATTCTAATCTCTTTCTCAAGAATATTCTTATTCCCACCAATACGTTTAAGTAACCTAGGACTATGTTTAATGATATCTCTCATGATATCAAAGTGGACAAACTTAACCTGATCCTTAGAGTTAGCACCAAGCATGATCTGTTGTCTAGGCCAGTTATGAAATTTCCATAATTGAATCATACAAGCAAGAAGGGACTTACCTTCCCCTCTCATCCAGCAAAGAACTATCTGTCTGTACAAAAACCGACCGTCTTCCATCTTCAGAGCTTGGGCAAGAATTTTCTTTTGCTCATCCCACATAGTACGATAAGACTTACCTGTACGGGGATGGGGCTTAGTGGGTAAATCCTTCATTGGAGTCCAACGAGCGATATCTTCACCTTCAGGATAGATTGGGACATAAACGAAGTCATCAACCCATTCCACCATGCCCTCGCCCCCCGCTCTGTAGCCTACATTTCTAAGAGCTTCTTCTGTAAGAACGTCTTGCATGAGAGGATCATCAAGTTCAGCGGGTGAGAGAGGCTCCGCTATAACTGTGAGGCCAGGTCCCTCTATGATATCGGGTCTTATGACACCTTTTCGTAATCTAAGAGCTACCATTACCATCCTCCTGAAGCAGTAGTGGTGCTATTATAACCTGTTGCAGCACTACTATACATTCTAATAACAGTTGGGGGTCTGATGGGTTCAATACGAAGTTTAAGCAAAAGGTCACACGCATCATTAATCTCTTTCATCTTATCTATATCCCCACCTATATCAGGATGATGTTTTTTAGCAAGCACTCTGCGCTGATCCTTCACACGTTCTTTAAACAACATAATGTCGTGCTTAACTTTATCAAAGGAACTCGGTGTATTCAACACAGCTAAGGCTGAAGGGGGTAATTCGATAATATTTAGAAGCTTTTGGAGATTAATGGGTTTCATTTGCTATCCTTCCTATTTTAGCAAGGGCCCTTCTTAGCTCCTCTAATGCTTCCGCAGTATCTTTCTGTCCTTTCGTAAGAACATATATAATGATGCTACTCTCTTTCATAGTTAATCCCATCTAATCTCCTTCCTTCTGCACATCAAAGAGTAATCTTCCACACCAAGGGCAAGAATCAAAAGTAGGAGATGTGTACTTAGGTGCAAGGAAATGATCATGACAAAATATGATCATTGCATTAATCGTCTTTATCCCCTCCTCCCAATCTTCACAATGACACCATTTCTGTGTTCGTGGAGTTGGTATTCCCTTCTCCTTCCTCAAGGGGATAACCCCTTCTTTCAAGAGCCTATTATAATTCTCTGCCCAAGTTCGTTTCCATTCCTCGGTCCACATAATTACTTCTCCTTTCTAAGGTTCATTCCATTATAATATCCCTTCTTACTTTCTTGCGGTAAGTTTTACAGCTTCTTTTAAACAATGTATGGTTATAATACTCTTTTAATAAGTGGTTAGCAATTTCTTCATTTTTATTAATTTTAAGCTCCAAATTCTCTGATTCCTGCTTATAAATTCTTTTCCAGTATTCCTTCTCAGTCATCTCCAATGCCCAAAGCATTATTTTAAATGTAATACTTGCAATGAATCCTTTTATCTCTTGCCACAGTTTAATTTTTCCCATAATTACTTCTCCTTTCT